CCCACCTGCGTGGGTCCCAGGCAATCAGTCAGCTATCGGACGCCTGCATTGCATTGAGCAGGGATACCATGGGGGACGACCCCAACCTGACAACCGTGCGTGTATTGAAGAACAGGTTCAGCGGTGACCTGGGCCTCGCGTGTTACCTGCGGTTCGACCCGGAGACTGGTACGCATACTGAAGTGAACCCCGAGTTTGAGAGTGAGGAGACACCCTTCTGATGGCTAATTTGGTAGACAAGTCCTGCAAGGATACTGAGTGGTGGACACCGTTCCATATTGTACAGGCGGTGAAGATGTTCTTTGCTGACTCGCTGGCCGCGGGGGACCCCGTCATCCCTCTCGATCCCACGACCCACCCCAGCAACCCCACGGAGGCTGAAGAGTTCTATTGTTCCGAGGGTGAACTGAAGCCCTGGAGGCATGGCACCTTCGTCAACCCGCCCTACGGGAAGGAGATCAAGACCTTTGCCGGCAAAATCGCAGAAGAGGCTGAGAGGGGCTACCTGATCGTGGCGCTCCTACCCGCCTCGCGCTGGGAGCAGGAGTACTGGCAGCGTGACGTGTTCAACGACAGGCTCACGGCCCTGTGCCTGGTGCGTAAGCGCTTGAGGTTCCGCAAGCCTGACGGAACCGAGGCGAAGTCTAACCCCTACGCCAGTGTCATGTATTTCTATAACGCAGAATGGAAGCATGTAATCAATACGTTCCAGCATGTAGGCAAGTGCGTTCGTATATTACCAGTTGAGGAGGCACCCGATGGAACGGTATAGACTGAACGGACAATACGACCGAGAGGATGGCACGAAGCCTAAGATTCTTTTCTTTGACCTTGAGACTGACGGGCTGGACCCCACGGTCATTCACTGCCTGGTGACCCTCGATACCGAGGGGAACATTGAGCGCTACAACTGGGCGAAGATCGGCAATATGCTTGAGGGGCTGCAGGCTCTGGCAGATGCTGACATGCTCATAGGTCACAACATCATCTCCTATGACCTGCCAGCCATCGCCAAGATCCACCGGGGCTGGGAAACCCACGCCTGCGTGAGAGACACCCTGCTCTGCACGAGACTGGCGTGGCCCCACATACGCAGTAGTGACTACAAGGACGAGAACTTTGATAACAAGATGGCTGGGTCACACTCACTGAAAGCCTGGGGCATGAGGCTGGGGTTCGAGAAGTATTCCTACGGGGAACGCGAGGACGCCTGGGACGAATGGAACCCGGAGATGGAAGACTACTGTGAGAGGGACGTGCTGATTACCCAGCGCCTCTGGCAGGAGTACCTGAAGAGCGAGTTCCCCGACGAGGTACTTGAGTTTGAACATGAGGTCCACGACCTCACTGAGCTTATGACCTACCACGGTTTCTACTTTGACGTCGAGGGTGGGGAGAAGCTCTACGTCCAGTTCCTCAAGGAGCGGGAAGAGTTGGCTGAGAAGCTGCAGGAATTGTTCCCACCTAAGTTGATCCAGATGAAGACCAAGGTGAAGGAGCAACCCTTCAACCCAGGTAGCCGTCTGCAGATCGCGGAGAGGTTTCAAGAGAAGGGGTGGAAGCCTGCCGAGTTCACCACTGACGGGCGCCCCAAGATTGACGAGGGGGTACTGACAGGGTTAGCTGACGACTACCCGGAGGCTGAACACCTCAAGAAGTACCTGCTCCTTCAGAAGCGCATGGGCCAGTTGGCCGAGGGGAAGACCTCGTGGCTGGGTATGGTGGACGAAGACCAGCGTATCCATGGGCGCGTGATCTCCTGCGGGGGGACCGTGAGCCACCGCATGGCACACCATTCCCCGAACCTCGCGCAGGTCCCTGCCCTGGGCGCTGAGTATGGTAAGGAATGCAGGTCACTCTTCTGTGTCCCCGAGGGCCGCAAACTCGTTGGGGTGGACCTGTCCTCTATCGAGCTGAGAGTGCTGGCGCATTACCTTGCCTATTGGGACGATGGTAAGTACGCCAGGGAGTGCGAGGACGGGGATATTCATGCCAAAACCCAAGCTATGGTTGGCCTTACGGAAAGACGCCAGGCAAAGATCTTTCAGTTCTCTCTGATTTATGGGGCAGGCGACCAACATCTGGGACGCATAGTCGGCGGTGGTCTAAAGGAAGGAAAGGCTTTACGGAGGAAGTTCTACTCAAAGAACCCTGCGTTCAAGAAGTTCCTTGAGCAGGTAAAGCATAAAGCCAAGACCGAGAAAAGACTTGTGGCCCTGGACGGGCGCCCGCTCTACCCGCGCTCCCTGCACTCAGCACCTAACCTGTTGATCCAAAGTGGCGCCGCAATACTTGCGAAGCGGGCGACCCTGAATCACGTTGCGATTCTGTCGGGCCGGGGCATAGAGAACCAGCGGGACTTCTGTCTGGTGGCTCATGTACATGACGAGTGGCAACTGGAGGTGATTGAAGAGTATGCCCAAGAAACAGCAGACTGCGCGGAAGAAGCGATCCGAGCAGCAGGTAAGCTCTACGACCTTAGAGTCCGACTCGACGGAGAAGCTCAAATCGGCAATCACTGGGCAGATACTCACTAAGGAGTGGCTCTCGTATGTTGCAGGCTATCTTGACGGCGAGGGTTGCTTTGTTTACATCAACTCCCCCACGATCCAGGTTGCTTCAGTTTTCCCCTATACCCTCAGGTTATTTGCAGAATCATTCGGTGGCAATGTTAAGAAGAGGTGGCCCAAGGATGCACTAAGGAAAGTTTATTACGATTGGCGAACATTCGGGGATACCTCGATTGACGTTATCAATCTGACACTGCCCTATCTGCATGAGAAGAAGCAGCAAGCAGAGCTAATGCTTCTCATGCGGAAGGCTAAGAAGGGGCCTGAGAGGGATGGCATGGGCGCACAGCTCGTGGCGATGAAAAAAATTGAATACGAATAGGAGGCACCTATGCGAAGAATGCGGAAGCTGAAGAAACGGAACACACTGATAATTGACGGGGATATACTGATCCACCGTACAGCAGCCCGAGTGGAAACCTCGATCTGTTGGGACCCTGACAGGGAGATCTGGTCTTCCTACGGGGACCTGAAAGAAGCCAAGGCTATCGTAGAGGCCGAGGTCAACTACTTGCGCGAGTTGCTGGGAGGGGTCCATGTGATCTTCACCCTGTCCCCCAGGAAGACTTTCAGGCACGACCTCTACCCGGAGTACAAGGCGAACCGTAAGAACAAGCCCAAGCCTATGCTCTTCTCCCCGCTGCGTGAGTGGACTAAGACAGCCTACGATTCCTGGGAGTTCCCCAACCTTGAGGCTGACGATGTCATGGGCATCCTTGCCAAGAGCCATACTGTCGCGGCCCCGAAGATCGTGGTAAGCGCAGACCATGATATGGAGGGAGTCCCCTGTAACCTGTACAAACCGGGGGGTAACCGCAACCGCGTGAGGACTATTACCTACAAAGAGGCTAAGAGATACCACCTGTACCAGACGCTGACGGGTGACTCAGGGGACAACTACCCCGGCCTTCCTGGCGTGGGTCCCAAGCGAGCTGAAGGTATCCTGCAGGAGAACACCTGGGAAGAGGTGGTCGAGGCGTATGAATCTAAGGGGCTGAATGAAACTGAAGCTCTGCTCCAGGCGCGTCTTGCGAAGATACTTACGCCTGCGCTTTACGACATTAAATCAGGGAGAATAAAACTATGGACTCCGTGAAATTCATATCGGAACAGGGTAAGGATACCCCTACGGAAGATTTATTCCCCGGCGTACCTAAATCTCTACTTGAGAAGCTGGAGGAAATCTACCCTGACTCATGCCCTAAACTGGGTATGAAGAAGCCTGAGATCTTCTTTCGCTCTGGGCAACGTGCGGTCGTCGATTACCTCAGGGCGAGGTATGAAGAACAAGTACAAAAAGCAAGAGGTGAATAATGTGTATTGCGCCCAGTCCTAAGATGCCGCCCATTCCCCCGACACCCGCGGGTCCCCCGCCCCGGTCGGAAGAAACGGCACCTGGGGTAAAGGCGTCTGATCCTCTCTTCGCCCGCATGAGCCGCGCAGGCACCTCGTCCTTTTCGCAAAGGCGATCCCTGCGTATCCCACTGAACGCGGGCCTTGGCAATGTCCTGAACGCATAGGTATAGAGTATGTTATTACACGCTTCTTCGGTCGCCTCTCTCTACGAGAGATTGGCCCTGCAACGGGAGCCATACCTTCAGAGAGCGCGGGATGTTTCCAAGCTGACAATCCCACACCTGCTCCCTGACGAAGACCATGATGGAAGCAATAAACTCTATACCCCTTATCAATCCGCGGGTTCTCGAGCTGTAGCGTCACTTAGTTCCAAACTTCTCATGGCGCTATTTCCCCCGAACACCCCTTTCTTCCGTTTGATGATCGACCCTTATAAGTTAGGGGAAATATCCGACAACCCGGACATACGACAGGAAGTTGAAACCACGCTCAATAATATTGAGCAGGCGGTGATGACTGAGATTGAGACTAAGAGTTATCGACCCGCTTTACATGAGGCACTCAAGCAACTAATCATCTCTGGCAACTGCCTGCTGCGCCTGAACGACGATGGCAACCTGATGAGCTACAAGCTCAACCGCTACGTTGTGAAGCGCGACCCCGAGGGGGCTGTGCAACTCATCATCCTCAAGGAGTCCATTGCTCCCGCTATGCTCCCAGAGCATTTGCGGTCCCTGAGTGAGCAGCAGACTACCCAGGTAGAGGACGTTGTTGACGTCTATACCTGCATTCACCGGGTGGACGATAAGAACTTCGAGGTCTGGCAGGAAGTCCTGGGTGAGCGCGTTGAGGAGACTGAGGGTACCTACCCCGCTGACAAGCTCCCGTGGATCGCGCTCCGCATGGAGGTGGTGACGGGCCAGTCCTACGGGTACGGCTATGCCACCAGCTACCTGGGTGACCTCAAGAGCCTGGAGGGATTGTCACAGGCCATTGTCGAGGCCGCTGCCATCAGCTCAAAGTGTATCTTCCTTGTTGACCCAGCGTCCCAGACCCGCGCCCGCACACTCGCTGACGCCCCCAACGGGGCTATCAGAGAGGGCAGGGCCACGGACGTCACCGTGGTCAACATGGGTAATAAAGGTGCTGACCTCAGGATCGCCATGGAGACTGTCAACTCCATCAGAGAGCGCCTGGGCCTTGCGTTCCTTATGCACCAGTCCCTGCAGCGCCAGGGGGAGCGGGTAACTGCCACGGAAATTCGCCTGCTGGCTACTGAATTAGAAGAGATCCTCTCAGGAACCTATTCGCTTTTATCCACCGAACTGCAGCTTCCCCTGGTGTCTCTCATTATCAGCAAGATGCAGCAGCAGGGCCGTCTACCGAAGATACCTAAGGACATTGTTCACCCGACGATTGTCACGGGTGTAGAGGCACTGGGACGAGGGCATGACCTGCAGCGCCTGGACGTATTTATCCAGGGCGCCATCCAGAGTCTTGGCCCGGAGATGCTGGCCCAATTCATTGATATTAGAAACTACCTTGATAGAAGAGCAGTTGCCCTGGGGCTTACAGTAGAGGGGCTTATTAAAACAGAAGAAGAGGTCCAGGCTGAGAAGCAACAGGCTGCGATGCAGCAGGCTGTCCAGCAGCTTGGTCCTGACGCTCTTAAGATAGCGGGCCAGCAGGCCCAACAGGCACCACCCGAAGGAGGCTAAGATGGCAGAAGATGTGAAGATCCCCGTAGGGGGAGAAACGGGAGCAGACGCTCCTGACGCGGCTGAAGTTCGTATAACTGACGAGGGTTCCAGAGGCGGCGGTAACCAGTACGAGGTATCGGTCAGTTCGGAAACACCCGAGGAGACTGAGCGCCCTGAGTGGCTGGACGATAAGTTCGAGTCACCCGAAGCTCTTGCCGAGGCGTATAAGAACCTCGAGCAAAAGATAGG